TATCTTTAAAAGAGGAGTGAGTATTACAATGGTCTATATTCATAATGTAAATACGACCTGTTTCTGCTCTTTCTTTTAAAATTGACATAAACAAGTCCTGTGCTTTTACTTTAGTTTTCCATACACTTGTTTTTCTTTCTGCCGTTGTATATAGTTCATCAAATTCTTTTGTTCCCCACGCTTCATAAAGTTCTGGTACTTCGTGTGGTGAAAATAAAGTTATATCTTCATCATTAATAAATCTTTCGTAAAATAATTTTGATAACTGTATAGAGTAGTCTAATTTTCTTACTCTATTATCTTCACTACCTTTATTATTTTTTAATACAATAATATCTTCTATTTCTTTGTGCCAAATAGGAAAGTGAACGGTTGCCGAACCTCCTCGTACCCCATTTTGAGTACAACACTTAACAGTTGCTTCAAATTTTTTAAGAAAAGGAATAACGCCAGTATGTTGTACTTCGCCACCTCTAATACGTGAGTTGATTCCTCTAATTCTTCCTGCATTGATACCAATACCTGCTCTTTGGGCAACATACTTGCCAATAGCCATATCACTGGAAAAAATACTAGGCAAAGTATCATCAACATCCACCAAGACACAACTCGCATACTGCCTAATAGGAGTTCGTACACCAGCCATAACAGGTGTTGGAATATTGATTTTAAAACGTGAAATAGCGTCATAATATTTTTTAACATAACTCATCCTTTTGTTTTTTGGATATTGTGAAAATAATGTAGCAGATATCATCATATACATAAATTGTGGTGTTTCAAAAATTTGTCCTGTACTTCTATCTTGCACTAGGTACTTATCAATGACTTGACGTAAACCTGCATATGTAAAAGTATAATCTCTTTCGTGATTTAACCAATTTTCCATTCTATCAAAATCTTTTTTGTCATACCAAGTTAAAATTTCTTTATCATAGACGCCTTTGTCTATACCATTTTGTACGTGTTGAAAAATATGTGGATGATCCCACATTTTATGAAATAATTGTTTTCTTAAACTATAGAGTAATAGTCTAGCGGCAACATATTGATAATTTGGATTTTCTAAAGTGATTAAATCGTTTGCTGATTTAATTAAGATTTGTTGAATTTCGTTTGTTGATATGCCATCATAAAATTGTAGACCACTATTCATTTCTACAGAAGAAGCAGAAACTTGCGTTATATCTTCACACGCATATTCTACCATTTGATGTATCTTCTCAATGTTTAGAGATTCCTTACCTCTACCATTTCGTTTCACCACACTAATATTTTCATTCACCATTTTTATTTACACACTCCTAACATTTCTTATAATAGTTTAATTTAGTTAACGCTTCTAATTTACTAAAGGTATTATTACTTATGATATCTCTTAACTCGCTTATTTTCATTCCATTCATTATCATTTCATTTACATCTTTAAGTTGCACGTCATTTGGCCAAACTACTACGTTATAATTTTTTTCAATTACAGCGTACATCCTTTTTATGATTTCTTTATTACGAGGTTCGTTGTCAAATATATATGTAACTTGGTCACTTGACACTCTTAATGTTAAGTCAGCACCACCTGCTGCTAAACAATTATCTAAAAACAAACTATCAAGTGGACCTTCAACTATGTAAATATGTTTTTGAAAATTTACACGTTCAAGTCCATATACTTTTTGTTTTGTTTCATCAAGTTTAATTGTAATGTATTTTGGTTGTTCTTTTCCAAATGCTCTGCCTTGGAATGCAAACAACGTACCAGTTACGTCAAAGAAAGGAATTATTAATCTAGGGTGTTCATAACGTTCTTTAAAAGTTCCTGGTTTCACTTTATTGGCAAAATTGTGAAATTTGTCAACAAAATAAATTATTTCATAATATTGTGGAGGAATCAATCTCTTCTTTACGTACTCCTTTACAGGATGTCCGTCTTTTAACGTACTTACTTTAATACAAGAATCTAATAAATTTGTTTCTTTAAATTTTGTTGGTTTAAAGTCAAATTTCGGCTGGGGCGTGGATGGTGCCGATCCCTTGTATCTCTCTAATAAGTATTCTCCGTATTTTTTTGGATCCAAGAATTTAATGAAATTTGCTAAATTCTGACCCATACCACAATTGTGGCATTTGAAGAACATATCATTTTTTACTCTATAAAGATATGCCCTTGCTTTTGTTTTACTCTTCTGCGAGTCTCCACAATGTGGACACCTAAAATTGAAAAGATAATCTGTCTTCTTTTTAAACTGGCTTAATGCTGAAGAAATAGCATTAATATACTTTAAATCTATATAACTTGACATAACACTATCTCATAATATACACCATATCACAAAAAAAGTCAAGTCTGTACACGAAAACCTGGTGACAAAAAAATACCCAGGCTATTTTCCTCGGGTAAAAGGTAAGAGTTTTTTACTAGCTCAGCATATTCAAAATTTGCTCAAAATTACCTGCTACTATCCATCCTATTACTATAGCAGCACCTAATATAATCCATCTATATTTTTCTAATACACCAACTCTAACACCAATAGCATTATAAACTGTTTTAATCTCTAGTAATAAACGTCTTTCAGTTTGTTCTATTTCTCTAGTTAAATCTCTACGTATATTGTCTATTTCACCTGCACGTTCTTTTAACTTCTCAAATATAACTTCATCAATTTGTTCTTGTCTATTGATTTTTTCTGAATGGACTGCCAACATAGACTTAATAGATGTTGATACATCTGTTAATTTGTCTATTGCTGTGTCTAAACGGTTGTGAATTCTATCAAATTCTTCAACGTCTTTTTTGAGTTTAGCAATATCTACTTTTGTTTTAATTCCGTTATTTTCGTCCATTAGAAATCTCTATCTATCCACTTGTAAATACTCCAATTCATATAGAGTAATAGACCCATTATTAACCAAAAATTAATTGTTCCCCAATCCATTATACGTTTCTCCATTGTGTTGGCAACCACCATTCGGTGTACCAATGTCTAAATTGTGCTGGGTGTCTACCTATGATAAAGATATACCAGAAACCCTTTATTAATTCTTTTATTGCTGTTAACCTACTCATTAATCCGTTTGTATTATAGTAATATTATTTTGTGTAGAGGAACTCCCTACGTCCACGTGTTGAGCTTCTGAATCTTGTAAAATCTGTATATCTGCTTCTTTACTTGTTTCAGTTTTTACATACGCTCTATGGCTATCATTATATCTATTTATGATTGTGTAGTCACCAGACGTTGAAGCAGTTGCGTTAAAGTCGTTATCTAACGTTGATACTCTTCCTGTAGAAGTAGTACTTGTTGACACACCACCGCTTGTTGTAGTTAAGGTTTGAGTTACATCTCCAGTAGAATAATTTAATGTTTCACCACTAGCAGTTACTTGCGTTTCTGAACCACTATTGTCTACCCATTCAGTACCACAACTAGAGTTGGCATTGTCCCAATAGTATCCATAATTTAAACACTCTTCTTTATCATAACTTGCTAATAATAATTCTAATTCTGCGTCTATATCATAGTCATCTTCGTAACCATATTCATCTTCCCAATTGGTCTCATCTGATTCATTATTGTAATCGTAACCTGTATACCACCAATCATATACTGCGTCCCAATATGTATTCCAATCTGACCATTCCCAATCTGTTATGTACGTATTCTTTAAATCTTTCATCTTCCAAGGTTTAGGTTGATTTTCACACATTTTATAATTAGGATAACTTCCACACCAACCATATAATTTACCCCATATCTTTTTAGATTCTTTAGTCCAACTATCATTGGTTACTTTTAAAGTCCAGTCATCTTTGTACCACGAATTTAACCAATCAACATAGTCTTGGTTACACCAGTAGTCATCATAGCCATTGTACTCACAATAATTTTGTATAGTTAATGTTGGTGGACCGCCTGCCGCTTTGTATTCTGCATTGTTATAATAGTCATCATCTAAAGCAAAATCTTCCCAAGTATATCCTTCAACTACATCTGCTTCTGTTTCATCTTTTGTATCTTCAACTACGTTAACCTCTTCTTCTTCAACTGCCCAAGAAGTTAAACCATAATCTTCTAATAATTCATTATACTCATCATAGTATGCGTCCCAATCAACTGCGTCCCAATCTACATCATCCCAATTAATAGTATCCCAAGTACAATCTGAACAACCAATGGCGTCAAAGTATGCTTGATCCATTTCTGCATACATTTTCTTTGCGTCATCCCAATCCATAGTTTGTTCACCTTCGGCATCCCAAACTGAAATCTGATTATCTTCATCTATATAACCCCAATCTTTTAAATCTTCTTCCCAGGAATCATAATAAGATGTATCAACTTCTTCTACTTCAACTAATGCTGTTTCTTCTGCTGACTTTGTTTCAACTATTGCGTCTGTTTCACCAACAGATAAATCTGTAGCGACAATTGTATTACTATCTTCTACTACACTTGCTTCTTCATTAATTAATGCCTCTTCCATTGCCTGTGCTTCAGATTCTTCTTTAGACATTTCAGTTTTCATATCTACATCACCAAAATGTTTTTGAGATTCATCTTTTATTTCTTCTTCAAATTCATTTAACTCAATAATATCTGACTTATTAGTTTCTATTTTTGGAGGTGTTGGTGCTAAATCATTTGATAAAACGGTTACTGAATTGTAAGCGTTAGTTATTGTTTGAGAACCTGCGTCATTGGATACAGTTACTTGTCCTACTACACCAGAACTATCTGGCAACAAAGTAATAGTTGCTTCACCTGTAGATGTTACCGTTCCTGAAAAAGCAGTACCTTGTACTGTAATTGTGGCATTACCAGCATTGATATTAACTTCACCACCTAAATTAGATATAGAACCTGATTCATATGTAAATGTACCAACATTAACCGATATGTTCATTGCAATTTCTATTGGTACAACAGAAGTATCAAAAGCAAATTCATCAATAGTTAATTCTGTATTTGGTCCCATTGTAAATTTAGTTTTATCAACATATGATAAAATCATACCACCATCTTCTCCAGTTTGGAGAAAGTCATTCATCTGCAACTCATAACCCATTGAGGTATTTTGAGTTGAACCATCTCTTTCGTTCCAAGTCGTACCCATTTGACCTATGACTTCGCCAACTTTTGGACCTGTTATTTGTGAGAAAACACTAGTACAAAAAAGTACCAGAAAAGATATTAAAAATAAAAACTTCTTCATTTCTTAAACACCTCATCTAAATCATTATAAAACGATTCTTTATCTGCATACCCTATTATTCTTACCAATTCTTTTCTACCATTCCATACAATAAATGTTGGTGTTCCTCTAATAGGTTTAATTCTTCCTTCAGCATATGCCTCTTTAAACCATTTAGGTTGATTATATAAATTAATAATAACTAAAGGTAAATCTTCATACTCATAGTCAACTCCTACCTCTTGTAAAAAGTTTTGACATATACCACACATAGGATTGTGTGCCATTAATAATTCATTTGCTTTCGCTGATGATATGCCTAATACTAATAATACAGTAACACAAATTATTATTGCCCATTTTTCCCAAGGGTTGTGAAATAGTTTCATTTAAATTTCTTCTTCTTTTCTTTTCTTTTCCATTTTTCTGGATAGTAATTGTGGATTAGTGTACAGATTATGCCACCCGATAAACATATTGTACCAAATATTAAAAAGAAAGCAAAAAAACCTTTCATTTAACACCCATTAGATACTGTTGCTGTTACGTCTGCTGTTTGATTGTTTCTGTTATAAGAATAAGTACAAGTATATGATCCAGTTTGAGCAAAGTTTAATGTGTAATCGTAAATTGAATCACCTGTTATAGTAACCTTACCAGTATTACCACCACCTGTTTGAGCAAAATTTATTACTGTATCATCTGTATAAAGGAAAATTCTAGCAGTATTATTACCGCCTGCCATATGTAATCTAATTGTATTACTATCGCCATTTATTATCGTTCTTAACCAATTGTTATCGCCAGATATTATAGCTGAGTCTCCATATGGGTCTGTATCAGCACTAGTATAACTAGAGTGAATATCTAAAAGATTTGAACTGCCTATAAAATCGTGTAGTTGATAGTTACCTGTACCATATGATGAAGTGTGTATTACATTTGAATTTCCTACTATGTAAATATCTGCACTTGCACCTTCACTACCTGAACTGTCTGCAAAATAACCGTGTGAAGAAGTTAGTGGACCAATTGCTTTGTTAGAGTTTGTATTAAATCCTACTGAATCAGTTGTACTATACCACTCTACAGTATTACTATCACCGTTCATAAGAACATATAAGAAGTGATTATCACCTCTATTCTGAACCCAAAATGTATTTGAGTCACCAACAATATCTAAATCAACATTGAAATTTGCTGAATCATCTGTCCAAGTATCATAGTCTACTACATTTGAATTACCTGTAATAGTATGACCTAAATAATGACCTGTAGCATCCGTATCATCTATACCTAATCTTAATTTATTAGAATTACCAGTTGCTGTATATAATAAAGTCATATCCTCACCATAAAAGTGTTGGTGACCAGAATAATCTGATACATTATTATTACCTATCTGATTTATAATGATTGTAATGTTCTCTCCATTGACTTTAAATGGATATGTTGTTGAATAACCAACAGTATTACCTGTTCCATCTTGTTTTATAAAGATAGAACCATCGCTGTCTTGATTGTCTTGTTGAATCCAAACTGAATTACCTGCTAGGCAATTACTCGTTAATGCTATTAGAGTCAACAGAATCATTATCATTTTTTTCATCTACTTCCTCCCAGGCTTTCTCGTCTTCTATTTTTTCTTTTATCTTGTTTTTGTTTTCTTCTTTTTGAATTTCTTTTGTTTTAAGTGCTTCTAAATGTGCTAAATGTGCTTGATATTCGTCCCAAGTTTTAAACTTTGTTTTATTGGCTTTGTTATAATTTTTTACTTCAAGTTTTTGTGCTTTCTTTAATTCTTTTTTAGCTTTCTTTTCTTTCTTAAAATCTTCGTATGTTTTCTCTGGTTTTGCTTCGCCAATATCAACTGTTATTTCATCTGCTACTACTTTTAAATCTTCTGTTGGTACTATTTCCACTAGTTCAAATTCCCATAGTCCTTTTTCTGCACCTTCATTAATTAATTCTACTACACCTTTTTCTATTGCTTTTCTTACTGCATAAGTTACAGGTTCATTTCTTGCCACACCTGCTTCAATCTCTACTAACATTGTATCAGTATCTAAATATTTAAATATATCGCTGCCAGTTTCACCTGATATTATAGTCTTCTCAACAGTAAGTGATACCACTACTTCACCTGTTTGTACATTAACAAGTCTTAATATAATTGTAACTACATCTTGTCGCCATTGTTTATGTGCTTGTATACCTAAAATTCTTGCACCAAAACCACCTGTCTTTACATCACTATCATAACCTACTATACCACCTGTTATATATGCACCTGCAAATAACAATGGTGGTAATGGTTCTGCACCTTCTCCATTAACTTGTTGTCTTGTAGAACGGATTAATTTTCTTTCTTGTAATAAACTTGGCAAACTTGCTCGTTCTACTATTCTAAACCATTTGCCATCACCTGCGTCTTGTAATGCTTTAATTAATAACTGATATGATCCTTGAGTTACTGCTGTACTCATAGACGCAAAGTTACCACCAGGTTTCTTTTGTCCTGTCATATCTAAAAAATCATATACTGCAATGATAATAGGATCGCCTTTAGGTAATTTCACTTCCGTTAATTCTTTATACAGAACAGGTTGAGACCTAACATCAAAGTCAGGTTTACCAGCACAACTAACTAACAATAATGTTAGTAATAATATAACTATACTTCTAAACATTATGAGTTGTCTTCTTTCGGCATTGTAAATGTTGTTACAGTTCCGTCGGTCTCCGTGACAGTTACGCTTACAGTATCGTTTGCTCCTGTAGTTGTTGTTGCCCAAGTTACTACTTCACCACCAACTGGTGATGTAAATGTACCAGAGTCTTGTTGTAGACCATCTGTACCAAAAACATTATCTGTAAGTTGTTTAGCAAGTGCTGTATAAAATCTTGATTCAACATTTGCTTTAAATTTTGCTATTGCTGTTGCCTTGGCGTCTGCTATTACTTTATCTGCCGCCGCTTTATTCGCTGCCTTTATAGCATCCTTCCTAGTCTTCTCAATATTCTCTATCGTTAGATAATGTGAAGATTTACCTTGACCTGAAAATGATGGACTATGAAATTTAAAACTTAATTCACTTGCATAGGCACTAGGAACTAACAATAATACTGTTAAAATAATGGTTATTAATCGCATTTTCCTTCTCTCTTTGATGTATATATTTATAAGATATCTGTACTAAATAGTACGTATGATTAAAATATTGACGAAAACGTGGGCAGTATATTTGACGTTGATTATATTACTTGGAATATATATATCAAATCCTATCTTGCTACAAACAGCAAAACTAAACACCTTTGATTTTTACCAAACCTTTGGTAAGAATTATGAATCCAAAAGTTTAGTACTAGTAGACATATCAGACAAAGCATTAAAAAAGAATGGGCAATGGCCGTGGAAAAGAGATTTACTTGGTCGTGTCATAATCAATGCGTATAAAAATGGTGCCGCTCTTGTAGTTTTACAAGTAGTCTTCCCACATAAAGATAGATTAGGTGGTGATGAAATGTTTTTGAAAATGATACAAAAATATCCAGTCATACTTACTGAAACGGATGATGTAAAAAATCTACAAAGTATCTCACGTAAAGCATTAGCAATAGGTAACGTAAGTGTGCCAGTTGATATAGATGGCACTATAAGAAAACTACCTCTTGATAAATCCATACCTGATGTTATCTTAAAAGTTATCAATGCAAAAACTTTAGCAGAAGATACTATCTGGATTGATTTCAGACATCATATTCCTAGAATAGATTTTACTGATAAAGATTGGTCGTCTGTAAAAGGTAAAATAGTTTTCATAGGTACAACATTCCAAGGTTCAACATTTGTTACTACTCCTAATGGATTAAAAAACACACACGAAATTATGGCAATCAGTACAGAAACTTTATTGTCAGGTAATTTTATTAGTAGACCTTATTGGTTACCATATAGTGAATTTGCTTTTATACTATTAGGTGCTCTATTTTTTCTCATAGTTATACCTAGATGTGGTGTAATGTGGTCTGCGATATGGTTTGGTGGATACTTATTTGATTTAACACTTGCAAGTTCTTATCTATGGACGCAACACTTAATCATAACTGATTGGTTCAGTCCACTTGTAATAGGGTCTGTAATATGGGGTCAGTTAACATACAATAACTATTCAAAAGAAAATAAATTAAGACTACAAATTAAGAAACAATTTGAACACTATCTATCTCCAGATATGGTTAAAAAACTACAAAAGAATCCATCACTATTAAAACTAGGTGGTGAAAGAAAAAAAATGACGTTTTTGTTTTCAGACATACGTGGCTTTACTCCTATATCGGAATCTATGAAAGGTAATCCAGAAAAACTTACCAAGTATGTTAATAAGTTCTTGACTGTAATGACTGATATAATATTAAAAAATGGTGGAACTATTGATAAATATATGGGTGATTGTATAATGGCATTTTGGAACGCACCCCTAGACAATCCAAATCATCAAAGATTAGCAGTATTATCTGCATCCCAAATGAAAAAAACAGTTGAAGAAATGAATAAGAGTAGAGAGTTTGACCCACCTTTAAAGATTGGTATAGGTATCAATACTGGTGAGTGTCTTGTAGGTAATATGGGGTCTGAACAACGTTTTGATTATTCTGTTATTGGTGACGCTGTTAATTTGGCAAGTAGATTGGAAGGTAAAAGTAAAGATTTTGATACTACAATAGTAATATCTCAACATACTGCTGAAGGTATTGACTTTGTTCCATTGGCAAGACCAGATGGATTTAAATTCTATAAACTAGGTATCTCTACTGTAAAAGGTAAAAAAGAAAAGGTTAATTGTTTTTCTATTAAATAAATGCTATTATTAAATAGCAACTTAACCCTATAACTATTCCCAATACTGCAACAACACCTGCTAAGGTATATATTGTCTTCATTTTTTGTCTGTTAACTTATTAATAAGTTCAAACGCTACTTTAACTTTCTCTTCCAACACTTTAATTCTATAGTGTGATTGTGCTAAAGTAACTATCAATAACACAAATGCTACTAGCATTGGCCAAAGTCTACTCAACATTAATACTGCTTCACTATCCATTACTGTACTATTTCATCTCCTGTTTTAACATTGGGTCTTGGTTTCTCACAAACTGAACAATCACATTTACTACAAATAATCGTTACCGTTTTTTGATTTCGTAATCCATCTGGACTAGAAGTAGTATACTCCATTAACTTTTCAGGACAATGAGCTTCCCTACCACAATTCTTACACTTTTCCATTACTTTTGTCTGTTAATTGTTTTCTTAACTAAATCAACAGTACTTTTACTAATATCTTTAGTCTTTGTTAATAAATTTCCACCAAGGTTTATTATTTTTGTTCTAGGTGTTATCTTTTCTTGTACAATCTTTTTTGTTTTTGGATCATACTTTTGCTGTAAAAATTCCATTACCATTATTCCTTCTCCTTTTCTTTTTTCTTATCATCTGGTTCATAATATTCTTTATACTGGTCAAGTAAATCATTAGTGTGTTTCAAGTGTGCTCTTATTTGAGCAAAGTTTTTTGCAATTAATTGAAAGTCCTTATCACTCAATCCAAATAGTACTGGATCAAGTCCTTCTGCTTCCATCTTTTGGAATACTTCTTCTGCATTGTCAGAAGTAATTATAATCCACCTCAACTTTTCAAGTTCAGGCATAGTTGGTTTAACTAAATCTAATTTCTGTCTAGGTTCTTCTAACTTAAATATTTTAAGTTGTTTCTCACCGATTGAGCAACCAGTAAGTATTAGAACAGCAATGATACTAATTATTATACGGTACATATGATGGATTTGCTATGGATGGGCACTCCCTATTAATTTCTGATTTTTTGGTTGCGTTCTTCTCTTGTTCGGTAAGTGGTGAACCACCTGCTATCTCTACACAACGAATAGCTTTATCACTTGCACCGTTAATAATTCTTTGTATTGTTTCTGTTTTTTCTATGGCGAGTTTACCAAAGTCACGACCTTTTTTATTAAATCTTTTATCTAAATCATCTAAATCTTTTTTAAGAGCTGAAACAAGTTCGTTCATCTTGTTGTTTGCTTTTAAAATTTCTTTAAAGTCTTCTTGTTGCTTAGCAATGAGTTCCTTTTGAGAACTCACTGCTTCTTCCAATTTGATTTGATTCGCTTTTAAAATGGCATTATCGGATCGTAACTTCATTACATACATACCTGCACCTGCAAGTCCTGTAATCATCACAACTACCATCGCCATTTTTAAATAACCAAACATAACTTTCTAGTCTTTCTTTAGAACTGCCCAAGCTCCGTAAGCAATTGCCGCCCAAGCAGCAATTTTAGCAACTGGACTGAAAAACAAAACTACAACGCCTAATCCTATTAATACTCCACCGTGTAATGATGTTAGTTCTTTTAGTCTTCCTGTTATAAAACCCATATTGGTTCTCCTTTTTTATTTTATCTTGGCACCAACTTTTCGGTGCTTATTCCAAGCCAAAAAACCACCTAGTCTTAAAGAATAATATGCTAGATAGTTCATAAGATAGAATCCATTTACTCCGATATTAATATCTCTAAAGATTTCATCTGCTCTTTTTTGAGATATAACACCAAGGGTATCTGTCTTATTTATTTTTAATAATGTCTGATACTTATAAGCATAATCGTGTACCAAACCACCCATTAAAAGTACACCTACTGGTGATAAAAATGTATGCAAGAATTTTGGAATACTTGCACCGTCAAATTTAAATCCAGCTGGTATCGTATATTTTATATCGTTTAATTCGTATTCAAAATCTTCTGCGATTTCCCAATTTCTTGTAGTGAGTATCCACAAAAGAATTCCTTTAAAAAAACCTTTGCCTTTTGTTCTTATTGGCAACGCTCTCATAACTGGCATTTTTTTATATGTAAAGTTATGACATTTAGGTTTCTTCTTATCAAATAAATTGATAATTAGTCCTGCTATAATAACTAAAATTACTATAGACCACATCCAAAACTTCATTGCTAAACTTATTATTAGTTCCATTTATTTCTTCCTTGTTCTCATACTAGATGTTGGTTGAGCACCTCTTACGTGAACCATACCACCCATAGTATTTTCTTTCTTTTTATTTCTTGGTTCTACTTTTGGATCAGCAGACAAAAAAGGTCTTTGATTTACTGCTGTTGTATAAGCAGCGTGTAATCCAACACCTCTAACATTTTTTCCACCTGCTTTCTTTTTAGGTGGTGTATCACCTAAACTTGCTATAGGTTGTACATTTGAATAGTTTCCTATTCTAACACCTGTTGTACCTATAAACTCTTTAAAACTTTTCATACTCTTGCTTTTTCTTTAATAGTCTTTTTTCTTTTAGGTGTTTCAATTTTAATTTCTTCTTTCACAACTCCACTTATTTCATCAATCTTATTTTCAAGTTTATTTAACACTTTATAAACACCTTTCAATACAACATTGTTATTGTCTTCACTCTCTTGTACTTTTCTTTTTAAAGTACCCATAACTCTTTTCTTACCAGTTGGATTCATATCTACACCACCGTGTGCTACTGCATTTGCTGGTGCGTCTTCTTTTTTTTCTTTATCATCAATCTTATTGATGAGTTCGTCCATCATATCTTTATAATGTTTTGGCATACTCATACTCCGATACTAGTTTATTATTTTGTTCATATATACCTACACCTAGACAAGTCATTACTGGTTCATCTTCTATGTCTGGTATATCTCTTACTTCATTTAACATAGTTTCATACTGGTTAGTTTCTTTTAAATATGAAACAACACCTGCTTCTATTGCGTCTTTGTGTGCCATTAACTGTTTATCTTCTCTCAATATCATTGCCATAGCACCAAAAAAAGTACCAAACTTACTACCTAATCCAACTTTACCAAATAATCTTTTCATATTAAAAACAAATCTATGTAAATATGTATATGCTTTTTTATCTTTACTATCTCTCAATGTCTTATTAGGTCTTAATACTTTACCTTTCTTATCAATAATACCTCGTTTAAAAGCTTCTTGCTTTTCCCAAGATGTTACCAATAGTTTAACTACTCGGTAAGTTATTAACATATCTATTGCTCTACTTGCCATTACAGTTCCTTTAACATTTGTTTTATCTTTTCATCTTCATCTACATCACCTAGTTCGTGTTCATAAAGTAATTTAAGATAGTTCAATACTGTTTTTAATACTGACCAATATTCTCTATCTATTTTAAATAATAATAAAGTTATCGCTACATCTGCACTAAAAACATTTTGTAATACTACAATGTGATTAATAATTAATCTTATTTTAACGTCACCTGTAGTTTTATACTTACGAAATAACCTTTTAAGATATTTAAATCGTTTTATATCTTCCAAAAATTCTACATTATCTTCCAATGTAGGATTGCTATAATTTTGCTGAGCAAATAGCAACCAATTATCTTTGGTTATTTCCTCAAACATCTGACCTACACCAATTTAGCGTAGACCTTTGATGTTCCGTTTTTCAAAGTTTCATAATTAACTTCTAAATTTAGACCGCCAGATTTTTTGTGTGATATACCATCATCATTAATATCAGAACCGTCTGTATCTTTTCCAAACCTTCCACCAAATTGACTAACTTTCGCACTAACTTTTCCAGATGTTCCTTCCATATTAACTGGTGATACTGTTAAACCAATTCGGTTTAGTTTTTCTCTCAAACTATCTACCGCTTGTTGTGGTTTAAGGTATTCCATATCTCCTATAGAACCTACAAAAGCATTAACTCTATTTAATACTTCTGGATCGGAAACGTTATGTACGCCTAAATTACCATCTTCAACTGCATTAGATGTTGCTGTTCCAACCATCTTGCCGTCTTCTGTTATGTGTTGTTTAAACGTTTTCATCTTTTTCTTTTCCCTTTTCTTTTGCTGTGTCCTCTTTAGGACAATCAGCTATTACTTCTTCCTCAAAATCGTCCAAGTCTTTATCTTCATTAAAAATCTTAAACTTTTTTAACATCTTCTGTTTTAACTGGAATATCTCCAGTCATTCCTATTAACTTATTAACTTGTTGAATAGCGCCATTGATTGCATTTAAATTTGCTTTCATCTGACCTAAATCCACTTCAACTTGTTTTATATTTTTTGCCAACTTATCAAAATCTACTTGTAATCCTTGTGCTTCTGATTTAAGTTGCTCTATACTTATAGTCATAATTATCTCCTTATATTATATATTATGCAACTGCGTATCCGTTACCTGCAATTACGTTCCAATTTGAATTTTTAAATAACAAAGTAACTGTTTCACCTACATTATTTAAAACGACATTTGTTCCGCCTCTTAAATTTGTTGGTGTTATAGTTATTGCATTACTACCAGACGTTGATGTATTAAGAACAGTTTTAATTTGTCCATTTGAACCGTCTGCTAATGATACTGCTGCTGTTCCCGCCGTTGCGTTCACTTCTGTAACAGCACTATCTACATCTGCAACTAAAGTTCCAGAACCTGTGCCTGTTAATGTTTGGGATGCTTGACCAAGACCTAAAAACGTTGGTACGTTATTAAATACATTTGCCGCTGATACTTTTTTGTTTATCGGTGTGCCTGATGGATCATCTATTACGTGAAACAGGTCTACACTTGCTATTGCGTTACCTAAATCGGTAAGCTGGGTGACTTTTTTATCTGCCATTTGTTTCTCCTATTAACCCTTTCGGGAATGCTACTGTAGGTAATTCCTACATCATAATATTATTTATATGGGCAACCCTATAAAGAATCGCCCATATATTATTGATTATTAAGCAGCGTTTGTTAATGCTACTATCGTTTCGTACTGTACTCTTCCTGCTCTACCACCAGAACCAGTTGTCTTTAAGTTCCAACCTGCGTGTCCAGCACCTGCTGGTACTTGAGCATCCGCATAATTGAATAACCCTAAAGTTATTCCAGTAATAAAGTTATTAGCAGTTGCGTCTTCAAATAAATTTGTTCTATTTGCTGACGTGAATGCTAATTTAGCAGCAGCACAAGCCCATAATGGTGCTCCAGCCGCCGAGTCTGCACTTGAATGTGATGACATAGTATTCTCTCCTTTAAATTAAATTGTTAAAGTACTCAATTCTTAATATATGTGTATATTTATAAGAAAAAGGTGTGTTAGAAACCCAATTGTTTTAATTGTCTTATTGAATTAGACGCTGAAGTATGATATATTCCTATACCACCACGTTGTGTAAAACTATCTGTATTAGGTTTATAATCGTCAATTAATACTGCAGGACTTCTGTATCCTGTTTGAGCATAATTTTGTTTCTGACTTCTCTTTACAAGATTAACTCTTGCACCACTTAAACCTAATTGACTTCTGCACCATTTAGTCTTACCTGGTATACAGTTAGGGTCTACATTACGGTCAACATATGCTGATAGAATATCTGGCGAATGCTTTTTTATATAATTCCACAGTTGTTTACCGTCTGATTGCCACGGCAATGTTTCCCAAAAAGTTTTATCATTTCTGATTGGGTTCCACTTATCTTGTTTTGTTAGGGACATCCATTTACTGATAGGGACTCCTGTTGCTTTCTCGGCACCTTTTTTAAAGTCTGCCAATACGCCGTCCATATCACAATAGAGTTTAGGAAGAGGCATAATCTGAATTGCCTCCTTTAATTAGTATAACTTATCTCTGGATCAGTTTCAATTTTTGAAGCAGGGTTACCAGTCATAGTTCTACCTTTTGTAGGTTCATCTTTCTTTTTAGCAAGTTTTGCTTTTTCTGCTTTTTCTTTAAGTCTTGCTCTTAAAGTTTCATATTTTAGTTTGTAAGGACTTACTGCTTCTTTTTTAACTTCGTCTTTGTCTTCTTTGTCTTCTTTGTCTTCTTTTTTTTCTGCTTTATCTCTTAAAAGTTTTTGTGCTAGTCCAACTGTTAAAGGAACTTCTCCTGTTTCTTTATCTGCAACAGGTTTAATTACTTTACCTTTTTCATTTTCTAATTTTGCTTTTAATACATTAATTTGACCTTGCAACGTTAAAATTTGTTTCTCTTGTGCTGCTGGGTCTTTAGCACTTGGACCATCTTTACCATCTTTAGCATCCCTTGTTGCTCTTATCTTTGCAATCTTTACACCTGGTTTGTTATCTTTTGCAATAGGTGGAATTTTACTTTCATTTCTTGTAGGCAACAGTACAGAGTCTCCTCTTGTTGCTGTTTCATTAGCTGCTTTATTCCAAATATTTCTGATAGTATTTTCTAAATTTGTTGATGGTTCTGGTTTATCACTACCAATAACATCTTTCTTTGGTTCTTTTTTATCTTCTGTAGTAGATACATTTGCTGTACTAAACTTAACTTCTTTTTTCTTATCTGCCATTTTAGAAACTTCTCCAGCGTCAATCGTTTCAGTAGTAGATACGTTAGCAGT